ATCATGAACCTTTTCGACACGATTCAGGCGTGTGTTCGGCACGCGCTTGCAGGCGGACTAGAGACAGCCGACGACCTCCAAGAGTGGTTGTCCGAGCTTTCTCTGGAAGATCTTGCCGTCCTTTACTGCATTTACGCGGTTTGGACGGTGTTCTACCGCTTGTTTTTCACCATCATTTCATGGTGTTCTGCGCGTCCGGTGACTTACGCGGACCCTGAGGAAAGGCGGCCGGTGCTTACACTGCCCCTCCTCGTCCGGTCGGACATTCGTTCGATCGACGGGGTCGTTTATCAGCGATTCCTCAATGAGTACGGTGAGCCGGTGGGCCTTCTTCGGACGGACGAGACACCCCCCCACGTTTCAGTGAGGAGGGGCGGAGAGTCCGTCGACGAGATGGCCTGCGCTGGATCCCGAGCTGAGCCCTGCACACCCAAGCCGGCCATCATGAAAGGGATATTGTCCCTCTACGCGAGCTCCGTGAAAATCGGAATTGCGACGAGGATCGAAGACGACCTAGTGCTGCCGAAGCACGTTTACGACCTCGCTGACCAACTCGCTGGTCCGGCCAAGAGCGTCACTGACATCCACAGTCATAAGTGGAAAGTCAGGAGCGCCGGGCCCAGCAGCGATATGCTGTTCGTAGCCGTCCCCAAGGACGTCTGGAGCACCATTGGAGGCGGGAAGCTCGAAGCGGGCATCTGCAACTTCAAGGCCCCGGTCACGGTGATTACCGTTGATAAGGGCCAGGCCTACCAGTCCCACGGCGGACTGAAAGGCAGGTCTTTCGACGAGAAGCACACGTTCGGTGTCCTCCACGCCTCCTACACCCTTCCAGGGTGGTCGGGGTCCCCCGTATTCCAGGGGGGCAGGGTTGTGGGGATGCACGTGGCCGCGGATCCTCTCCGCGGCTGCAACGTGTTCCTGAGCTTGTTGCCCAACAAAGCGCTGGCCTACCCGGCCGCCGGTTGGTTGACGAGATCGGAAGGATACGATACCGGATCCTACTCCTCGGACATTGAACCCGACTACCAGGCGAGGGGGTGGACTGGTAGGACCCGTCAGGACGTCCTGGCCGATGAAATACTCGCCGGTAACGCCCGTTACATCGTCACGCGAGACGGTCACTTCTCGCGCCTCACTGCTGAAGACATTCAGGAGATGGAGGCGCAGTTGGCTGACCCGAACGCGTGGGCGAATATGGGCGAAGACGAACATGGTCCTATCGGACAACCCTTGGTGAAGGGGGAAGCTGACCAGACGGACGCTGCTGCGCTTAGCGCCGGCGCCGTCGAGACTGCCGCGGAAGCGCCTAGCGTTACGCCGGTCTTGGTCAGCCTACCCGCCCCGGCTTCGGCCGGGGAAGGAGGTGCGGATTTCCGGAAGGCCCCAGCGAAGACTCGCCGGGTAGCCGTTTCAGAGCAGCCGTCACCCTCTTTGCCGACCCAGACGTTTACGAAGGAAGCCCTGCTGCTGATGCTAAAGGCGTTCGAATCATCGGACGAGTCTACGCTAAGCCGGGGTTTAACCGGGTCCAACAACGACGACGACTCCCAGACTGGCTACATCAGTCTTTCCCGGAGCTCCTCGACTACTACTGGCCCGACTACGCCGACGTCTTCAGGTGCCTCGACTACGAAGCCGGTGGTGGAACCGAGCCTCCCGCCGCGGGCGAACGCCGCAAAGCGACGGAAGCGAAAGCCAAAATCCCACCCTGGCGCACCTGTCCAGGGCTCGGGGAAGGCAACCGCTCCCGCGTTGCGCGCTTCGTCCGAGAACAGTTTATCAGAATCAGACCTCTTGGCAATCCAGGAGCAGGTTTCGCGTTCTATTTTGGCAACAATCGAGAAGTCCTTACCGACGCTGGTGAGGAACTCGTTGAAGCCGCAGTAGACCGCCTGTTTCTTTTGGCAGAGACGGAGACGCGTCCGGCAGACCTTCCAGGTCTTGCTCGCGCCCTTCTCGCCGAGAAGTTGACTGATGTGTGTACCCCGTTTGTGAAGAACGAACCGCACCCGAGCCGTAAGAAGCTCCGTGAGCGGATCGTGGTTGCCATTTCGATTGTAGACCAGCTCGTAGAGCTGGCTCTCTTTGGCGACCTCATCGACGAGGTGCATGCTTGGTATCCTTTTCTCGAGGTTATTAGCGGCATTGGCTTTTCTGACTCGTTGAGCAGACAGATCTGCGACGTTTATACGCAACGTTGCGACGAGAATCCTGGACGATACCCGGCGTCAGATGACGTTAAAGGTTGGTCAAGGACGCTTTCTTGTCAGCGATCCGACCACGCGTTGGAGGTCTGGATGGAATCCTGTGAGAACTTGAGCCCGCGCGCCGCGCGGGCGATGAGGAATCGCATGCGAGCCATTCAGGTTCCTATCTACGTGATCCGCGAGCGCGGAGTCTGTACGCTCTACGAACGGATAACGCCAGGAGGAATGGCGTCAGGGTCGAGACTGACCACCATTGGCAACGGAACGGCTCGAGTCGCCTCTCTCTATGAGACGGGGGGACTCGCCCCCATGGCCAACGGAGATGACGGTCTCAGCTGGCGGGACGAGAACCAGTCATTGGACGAAGTCGTACGGAACTACTAGGATCTCGGCCTTGAGGTGCGCGGTTTAACCGCGTGCTCGAGGGACTACTTCGAGTTCTGTTCGCACGGCTTTGATACGAAGACGGGTAAGTCCTGGCTGCTTTCATGGCCCAAGGCGTTGTTTCGACTGGGGACCAGGAAGACAGTGACCCAGGAGCTTGTCGTCGACTTCCTTCGGGAGGTCCGACATCATCCTAGGTTGCCTGAATTTCTGGGAGCCGTGTCGCGTCTTGACGTCACTGCGGCGGAGTGACGAAAAGACGCAAACATATCATATCATGGCGAAGAACACCTCTATCCAACAGATAACGGGGAAACCGATTAACCCTCCTTCCGACCGGTCGGGCACCAAACGGCGCCGGACTCGGAAGAAGAAGAGGTCAAATGGAATGCGCGTCGAGCGCCCGATGACGATGCGCGTGAATGCTGCGGCCAAGCAGGCCGTTTGCAATTACGTGTGCAGTCGGGTCGACCCTTTCTGTATGGCCGCGTGCGGGGGCAAACGAGCTGACGGAGGTACACCCTCTATCGCTCGGACGTTCCGCGCGTTTGGTTACGTCGCGCAGTACCCGGCTGGTGTGGGTATCGG